TGGTGGTGATGGTGAACGTGGTGATGGTGTTGGTAATGCTGGATTTGGTAAACAAGGAGTAGTGATATTAAGATATAGAGGAACTCAAAAGTTTACTGGAGGTACTGTAACAACTGATGGTGATTTTACTATTCATACATTTACAGCTAATAACCCTCAAGACGCTCCTCTCTTTACACAATACACAATAACGTATAGTTAATCAATAAAAAAAGGTTTACAATTGTTAAATAATAAAACAAACAAATAATATGAAATTAGAAACTCAAAATTCGTATGTAACCAATCCTCAATTCGTAGGTGGAGTAGCAGTAACCCCAACAGGTTCTTCTGCATTTAATGCATTTAACGCAAACAATCCTCAATTTGGATTTGTAGCTGGTGGGTTGTATGTTGGAAGACAAGGAGATATAGTTGTTAAAACTTATGACCAATCTGTATTAACTTTTGTATCATGCTCTGGATTTATACCTGGTATAATTACAGCAGTATCTTCTTCTTCAACTGCACAAAACATAATCGCATTTAGATAATTTATATGCCAACATTAAATTTAAACTATAATATAATAGAAGTTCAACGAAGAAAAGCCGTAGGACCATATCCAATACAAATGGAATATCTAATTGTAGCTGGTGGTGGTGGTAGTGCAAATAAGACAGGGGCTGATACTGTAGCAGGTGGTGGAGCCGGTGGTTTTATTACTGGTTCTTATTGCTTTTCTCCTAATGAAACACAAACATTTACTATTGGAGCAGGTGGTGCACTACAAACAAATGGAACTAATTCAACTGGATTTGGTTTAACTGCTATTGGAGGTGGTTTTGGTGCTAGAAATATTGGTGGAGCTCTAACTAACGCAGGAAATGGTGGTTCAGGTGGTGGTGGTATTGGTGGTAGTTCTTTTGGTACTGGAAGTGCTGGACAAGGATTTAATGGTGGTAATAGTGGAGCAGGTAACTTTGGTGGAGGTGGTGGAGGTGGAGCATCTGGAGTAGGTGGCACATCTACATCAAATTCAGGAGCAGGTGGTGCTAATGGTAAACAATGGTTAGACGGAGTTTACTATGCAGGCGGCGGCGGTGGTTCTGAATATCAAAATGCTGCAGCTCCTTCAGGACCTAATGGATTAGGAAGTGCAATTGGCGGAGGTGGTGGACCTGCTGCTGGTGGTACTACTGGTATTGTAGCCGTAAGATATCTTACAGGTGAAAGAGTTGTTGTAACTAATGGTAGTAGTGTTAATATTGGAAATTTCACATATCACTATTTCACATCAGGCACTGGTTCAATTCAATTCATTGGTGATGAACAACAAGACCCAAATATTAATCCTTGCCCTTAATAAAAAATTACTATAAATTAATAAGTAATTGTTAAATAATTAAAATACAAATAATATGAACGCAACACAAGTACTAAAAAAGATAATGACAACTTTATCTCTAGCAAAAGAGGAAGTGTTATTTACTTACGCAAAACTTGCTGATGGAACAATCTTAGAATCTCCTACATTTGATGTTGGTGAGATGGCTGAAGTAGTATCTGAAGATGGAAAATCTCCAGCTCCTGCAGGCGAACATGAATTAATCTTAAGAGATTCTGAAGGAAAAGAAGAAAGAATTAAGATTATAGTGGATGCTGAAGGTAAAATTACTGAAAGAGAGAATGTTGAATTAGGCGAGAAAGAAGAAAAAATGGAATCTATCGCTGGTGATGACATGGGCGATGACGAGGAAGTTGATACTGAAGAAACTGCAGAACCTATTGATGAAGATATGAAAAAGCATAATGACATGAAGAAAGTAATGGAAGATATGACTTATCGTATTGAAGAATTAGAAAAGAAAATGCAATCAATGCAAGATGTTAAGGAAGAAGAAATCTCTGAAGGGAAAGAAGCTGAGAAAGTAAAAACAGAACCATTACCTGGTGATGTGGCTATGAAAGCAGTAGAGCCTGACGAAGATGAAGAAGAACTTCCTAAATTGGACGGAGCACCAATTGACGAAAACGCACCAAAACAAAACGGAGTAAAATTAAATAAGAAACATTCTTTGGTTAATCCTCAGAATTCTTTCTTATCAAAATTATATAAATAAACTAAACAAAATCATTTAAAAATGAGAAAACAACAAAATTTCACACAACCAGCAATCACTACTACTTATAGTGGTGAATTCGCAGGGAAGTACATTGCGGCAGCGTTGTTATCAGCAAAAACTTTAGATAACCAATACATCACAATCTTACCGAATGTGAAGTTCAAAAGTGTTATCCAAAAGATTGATGTTAATAGCATAGTAAACGATGCATCTTGTAACTTCACAACTTCTGGTACTGTAGCTCTTACAGAGAGAATCTTAGAACCAAAAGAACTTCAAGTAAACCTTGAATTATGTAAGCAAGAATTCGTAGATTCTTGGCAAGCACTACAATTAGGATTTTCTGCATTCGATGAAATTCCAAAAGATTTCAACGATTTCTTAATCTCTTATGTTGGTGGTAAAGTAGCACAAGCTACTGAAGAATCAATTTGGAGAGGTACAACTGCAACTAACGGACAATTCGGTGGTTTGTATAACGCATTATCTTCATCAGTAGTAGCTGGTGGAACTAACGCACCTGTAACATCATCTGTATCTGGTTCAGTAACTTCAGCAAACGTATTATCAGTACTAAATTCATTAGTAGATGCTATTCCGCAAGAAGTTTACGGAAAAGAAGACTTGATGATTTATGTTCCAACAAACGTAGTTAAAGCTTATCAACAAGCATTAGCTGGTGGAGCAAATGGAGCAAATGGTTTCAACAACCAAATGAACGTAGGTGAGAAGCCTTTGAACTTCAATGGTATTGAAATGGCATTTTGTCCTGGTCTAGCTTCTTCTGCTATCGTAGCAGCACAAAAATCAAACTTATTCTTCGGAACAGGTTTATTGAGTGACTACAACGAAGTAAGAGTATTAGACATGGCTAACTTAGATGGTTCTCAAAACTACAGAATCATTATGAGATACACAGCTGGTACACAATATGGTATCGGAACTGACATCGCTATCCATAAAAACTATTAATATATTGAATGAATAATGGGAGGGTGTAATTCCCTCCCTCATTCTAATTTATTAAAAACAAAAACAAATTAACTAAAAAAAACTAAAACTATGGCTTGTAATTTAACATTAGGTAGAAACGAACCTTGTAAAGATTCAGTTGGTGGTATAGCAACAGTATATTTCTGTAACTATACAAGTTCATTTGGTGCAATAACCGGTTCAAACGATACCGGACTAATTACATCAATTCCAACTGGCTCAATAGTGTACGCGTATGACCTTAAAGGAAATTCTAGCTATACTGAAACTGTAAACACATCTCGTGATAATGGTACAACTTTCTTCTCTCAAGAATTAGTTCTTAACTTGAAGAAATTATCCAACGAAATGACTACACAATTGAAGTTGATGGCTTATGGTAGACCTCAAATCTTTATCCACACAATGGCAGGTGATACTCTATTGGTAGGACAAAGAGAAGGTGCAGATGTAACAGCAGGTACTATTCAGACCGGTGCAGCATTGGGTGACCTTTATGGTTATTCAGTAACCTTCACTGGACAAGAACAATTCCCAGCTCCATTCGTATCTGGTTCTACATTCGGTAACCCATTCGGCAAAGTAAGCTTTGCTCCAATTATCGTTTCCGGAACAAACGATTAATCAGTATAGAAAGAAAATAATTAAGAGGGTAGCACTAAGTGTTACCCTTTTTTATGCTCATCACTATAATTGTTTCATAAATTGTTAAATTATAAACATAAAGACGAGATAATGCTTACATACTACTCATCAGGAAGCAACGTATTGACACTAAGAGTACAACCTACTGGTAGTTCAAACCTTACTTTACATTTGCAGGATATGATAACTTTGGTGAATACATCAGCATCGTTATCAAATTATTCTTATGATGCTTACGAAAGTAAACTATCATTCACAGCATCACAAGTACCTACATTAGTATCAGCAAGTGTTGCTACTGAATATAGAGCATCCATTACTGATACTACGTGCTCAATATGGCATGGTAGTATAAATGTATTTACATCTCAATCATTGGATAAAACAAACTACGTTAATCAAATACCATTAGAAGATGTGTATATTAGTAACGTGACAGATAATGAATATATAATTCTAGACTAATATGAAATTAAATCAAAACTTTAGTGTAGTTAATCTTACACAACAAGACATCCCAGTTATAACCGAAGATACAAAGACAAGATACCAATGGGTGCCGGTAGGCGTTATTGGACCTGATGATTTCTTCCAAAACATAATAGATGCATATAATAATTCAACAACCAATGCAGCTTGTATTGAAGGTATTGCTGATTTAGTATATGGTAAAGGATTGTACACTAAGAACAAAGGATTTGAAGAAACTTTAGGTAAGTTAATACCGCAAGAAGAAATTAAAAGAGTAGCTTTTGATTTGAAACTAACTGGTAATGCTTGTTTCCAAATTTATTGGAACGATGACCATACTAAGATAATCAAAATGTATCATGCTCCAGTACAAAACTTTAGAGCTGAGAAGCTATACGATAGCCCAAAGATTGAAAATTACTTCTATTGTATTGATTGGAGTGACCATAAAGCACAAAGAAATAAGAAAAAGATTCCAGCATTTGGTACATCTACTGAAAAGATGGAAGTACTTTGGATAAAGAATTATTCACCTGGCAAATACTATTATGCATTGCCTGATTGGATTCCTGCTTTACAATTTTCATTTGCTGAAGCTGAATTATCTAACTTACATCTTAACAATATTGAGAATGGTTTCTTACCATTAGTGATGGTTAATATGAATAATGGTATTCCAGCTCCTGAAGAAAGAGATACTATTGAGGATTTGATTGAGCAGAAGTTTACAGGTACTAGAAATGCTGGTAGATTTATGATTTCATTTAACGATGACCCAGAAAGAAAACCAACAATTGATGTTATTGCTACTGATAATCTACATGACAAATACAAATACGTTGCAGATTACGCACAGGATAGAATCTTAGTTGGACATAGAGTAACATCTCCACTTCTATTTGGTATCAGAACTGTATCTAATGGATTTAGTTCTCAATCAGAGGAAATGAAAACAGCTTATTCTATTTTACAAACGATGACGATTAATCCATTCCAAAACCTAATTATAAACTTCTTATCAGAGGCTTTAAGTGTAGGTGGATATGAAGATACTGAATTATATTTTGAGCAATTAACTCCATTAGTAATTCTATCTGAAACTGCGGAAGAAACAGGACAAACTGTTGACCAAGTGCAGGAAGATATTAACGAACAATCTGAAAACCCCGCTGAAATAGAAGATAATCCATCATCAGTAGATGAGAATATCCAAACGGAAACTCTAATGGATTATTCAAAATCTAATCCTAATTTTTCTAAGAACTTTGAAACATATAAAAAATAATTGATATGGCATACGCTTTATTTATAACAAGAAACGATATAATCAAAAACACTCCACTTCAAGGTTCTATTGATGCGGATAGATTATTAAACTTTGTAAGAACCGCACAGGACAAATACATTCTAAATTTATTAGGAACGGTATTGTTTGATAAACTTCAATTGGTTATTGCAAATGGAACTTTTAGTACATTAGGACCTGCTTATCAGGACTTAATGAAAGAACATATCAAGCCTACTCTAATATGGTACGCGTGTGTTGAATACATCCCATTCAGTAGTGTACAATTCAAAAGTGAAGGTGCAGTAAGACATGAGACAGAAACAGCAAAGGCGGTAACTAAAAACGATGTAGATTACCTTTTACAAAAAGCTATGAATAATGCTGATTACTACGCGACAAGAATGCAGAACTATTTGATTTCATATTCGAATCAGATACCTGAATATTTAGAATCAGTAGGTAATCAAACACAAATCTTTCCTGATATGGGCAATGCTTATTTCGGAGGAATAAATCTATAATAACTTATGGGTAACGTAGTAAATAATATTAGTACAAATTATGTACTCTATTACAATATAGTAAATTACTTCAAAACAATAATGAAGAACCATCCCTCTATTCAAAGAGTAAGTTATGGTGATGATTTTGGTTTAGATGATGATGAATTTCCTCAATATCCATTGGGTAACATTCTAATTACAACTGCTCGTTTTGGTGAGAAAGTAATTAAATTTCAAGTTCAATTAACTATTGCTGATAAAGCTAAAGATAAGAACAATGAAAGTATTGGAGTATATAATCAACAAGAAGTTCCTTTCTATGGTACTAATGATGTAGTTGATATACATGCCAATACACTATCTATATTAAACGATTTATTATCTTATACTGAAAAAGGTGTGAAAGCATTTGATTTCACGTCAGAACC